TCTTTGAAAACTTAGTAGCAATAGCTCTAACCTGTGCAAAACTTGCTGGACCTTTTCTTGTAGCCAAAGGCATGGTTTCTATATTAAATGTCATAATTATCTCCTATTTATGTAGCTCGTTTGTTAATGCTTCAATATAAAACTGAAGCTTTTGAAAAGACGATGCATCATCGCATCGTAACCCCACAGGCTTTATCTCGTTGCAAAGTAAGACTTCGATATAAGACAAAGCTTTTGGAATGCTATAGAACTCTTTGGTTGTATTGTTGCTGAAATTAATATGAATAAACATAAACTATCTCCTAATTAGTTTACAAAGATATTTTACATGTATATTTTTAAGTTGCAATAGTAGAGTCTGAACGAATAGTGAAGAAAACTATTGTACATTTTACGACTTAAAAATATACATGTTTTTGTTAACTACTTTAAAAGGAGATAGTTTATACTTATTCATTGCAGTGAGAATAGAATCAATAGAGTTCTTGGCATTCCAAATGAGCTTATGTCAACGTCTGGAATGGAAACGAGATAAAGCCACCGGGGTGTATATTTTCAAAAGCTTTATGAAGAGGTATTAACAAACGAGCCTCTTAAATTTTTGAAGAGATAATTATGTCATTTAATATAGAAACATAAAAAAAGATACAAGAAAAGTCTAACAAGTTGATAAAGAGTATTGCTAATAAGTTTTCTAAAAGAAAGCTTGAAAGGTGGGTAAAGTTTAATCTAATTAAAGACTAAAGTTTTTAAAAGGGGTCAAAGAAAAAATAATAAATTAGTTTATAGAGAAGTCTATCTAATAAGAAAAAAATTACAGCGATAAAAAGCTAAAAGATTATGCAAGTGAGACTAGTGAAACTTTAGTCTTTAATAATAGTTAGGTGGCTTTAGAGGCTTGAACGAACTCTCCTCTAGCAGTCGGCTACGTAGGTGGGCAGGAGACCATACCCCACCCTCTATATATCTATGCACTGCTTATACATTTTACACAGAAATAGCTATTAACCAGATTAGTTAACAAGAAATAAAAAATAAAGGTAATTGTATTAAAAACGAGGGAATACTATTGATGCATCTTTCATACAGACACATTGCATTTGTTTTCTGTTTGGACCTGTACAATAAGTAATAGTATTAGGAGGGCAATGTACTTCTTTAGTATTAAAAAGGGGTTTTTCACCTGTTTGTTCTTTTAGCGTAGAACAGCTAGTTAGAATAAAAAAACAAAGACAAAAGATATATTTATTCATGTATATATATATGGTGTACCCTGGGGGGCTAATTTTTATATTATACACCTCAAATTTAAAAAAGTCAAGTATTATTTACGACTTGACAAAATTAATTTTTTAGTGTATACTAGGACTATGGCTATACTAACAAGTGTTGATAATAAAGTCAACAAAAAACAACTGACAGAAAGACAACAATCTTTTTTAAAACACCTTGTAGATACGCAGGGTGATGCTAAAAAAGCCGCTGAACTTGCAGGTTATTCTAGTCATTATCATCATGTTGTTAAAAACTTAAAAGAAGAGATATTAGAACTTACTCAAGAAATACTTGCTAACTCTGCTCCCAAAGCCGCTTTTAAAGTTATTGAGATAATGGATTCTAAAAAACCTGTAGTTCAAGCGGCTAATAAATTATCTGCGGCACAAACTTTATTAGATAGAGTTGGCGTAAGTAAAGTTGATAAAGTAGATATTAATCACAATATGAATAGTGGTGGTATATTTTTGATGCCTGACAAGGCTCCTGTTCTAATAGAGGCAGAAGATGCAACCTTTGAAAATGTGGATAACTGAATACACAGATGACGCTACTGGTGTTTTAATAGGACCATATATAAAAGCATATACACAATTAGAAGCTAATAGTATTGCTCATCAATTTGGATTATCTGTAATAGGCGAGATAGTAGAATTAAAACATAAGCAACTGCTGGACAAAAGAGTAATACACTAATGGCTAAGAAAAAAGATTCTAGATTATCAAGGGTAGGAGTTAGTGGATACAATAAACCGAAACGTACCCCCAGCCATCCTAAGAAAAGCCACATTGTTGTGGCAAAGGAAGGTGACAAAATTAAGACGATTAGATTCGGTCAGCAAGGAGCCAAAACCGCAGGTAAACCCAAGGCAGGTGAATCTGCTCGTATGAAAGCTAAAAGAAAGTCTTTTAAAGCAAGACATGCAAAGAATATAGCCAAGGGTAAAATGTCTGCGGCATATTGGGCTAATAGAACGAAATGGTAATGCTATGCCTCAGATAGGAAGTGACGATAATAAAAATGCTGTTCCTTTACGAAATAGTATTTATAAGAATAGTAAAGGTTCTAAACCTAGAGTAGATATTAACTCAGAAAAATATAGAGATAATTGGGACGCAATATTTAGGAATAAAAAAAATGCCAGCTAAAAAGAAAAAATCTACAGTAAACAAAGCAGGAAACTATACTAAGCCTACAATGAGAAAAAGACTTTTTAATAGTATTAAGGCTGGTTCTAAAGGTGGTAAGCCGGGTCAATGGTCAGCTAGAAAAGCACAGATGTTAGCAAAGCAATACAAAGCTAAAGGAGGAGGATATAAATGAAGGTAAAAGCTCCAAAAGGTCATCATTGGATGAAACAAAAAAATGGTTCATATAATTTAATGAAACATACTGGTAAGTTTGTACCGCACAAAGGTGCTTCTTTAGAAGCTAATTTTAAAATACAAAAGTTACATGACAAAAAGAAAAAGTAAAGACCCAAGAACAGGGACTGGTAAAAAACCTAAAGGTTCTGGGCGAAGGCTTTATACTGATGAGAATCCTAAAGATACAGTTAGAATAAAGTATGCGACTGTTCAGGATGCTAGAGATACAGTTCGTAAAGTTAAAAATGTAAATAAACCTTTTGCTCGTAAAATACAAATACTAACTGTATTAGAGCAAAGAGCAAAAGTAGCAGGTAAGAACGAACAAGCCGCTATAGCTAAAAGAGGCAAGGAAGCTATTAGAAGGAAGCACAAAAAGAAATGAAAAGTTTTTTATTATGGGTACATGAAAGTTGGGAACTAGTAATGAATGCAAAAGTAAACCCACTTAAATATATTCCCGACCCTAGTCTACAAGCATATTTTACTATTGTTTTATTTACAATGTGGAGTTGTTTCTTTGGATTACTTTGTTCATATTGGGGTGGGTTGTTTGCAAGCTATGATACTTTTACAAATATAGTTGTTCATTTATTAATTGTTATTCCTATTATTATAACCAACTCTGTATTTAAAGAAGCAGAAAAATATAAGGTAAAATAATGGGACTAGCAAAAAGTCAAAGAAGTCTTAGGTCTTGGACAAAACAAAAGTGGCGAACTAAGAGTGGTAAAAAGTCTTCTGAAACTGGAGAAAGATATCTTCCTGAAAAAGCTATAAAAGCTTTGTCTAGTGCTGAGTATGCAAGAACAACAAAAAAGAAAAGAGAAGATACTAAAAAAGGAAAGCAACATTCTAAGCAACCAAAACCAATAGCAAAAAAAACAAGGTCTTATAGAAAAGTAAGATGAGAGAAGGATATATTACTAGAACATCTTCTACTATTCCTTTTGGTTATGAGTTAATAGAAGAAGATAGTTATTTATTAAAACCTATTGAAAATGAATTAACTGTGTTAAAAGAAGTAGCTGAAGCAGTGTTTCATCAAGAAATTAGTCTTGGTATAGGTGTTGATTGGTTAGAGGCAGAAACAGGTAGAAAGATGTCTAGACCGGGATTAAAGAAGTACGTAGATAAATTGTATGGAAAATAATTCAAAAAAATACTTGACAAATGCCGATGGAAGTTATATACTAAAGAAGGATGGAACACCACGTTTAAAACCCGGTAGACGTAAACATAGTGAACTTTCAGGTATTAAACTAGCTTTACAAGCTAAAAACAAATTAAAAAACAAAAGTAATAAAGTAAAAAAATTAACAAGAAAGTTAGCTAGAGTACAAAAAGAATTAAACACAGAAGAAAAAATATATACTTCTAATGTTTTAACTGAGTCAGAAACAAAAGAGTTACCTGACGCAATACAAAAACATTTAGATGATACAGGTTCTCATGTGGCATTCATGCCTAACGAAGGACCACAGACAAATTTTTTAGCCGCTGGAGAAAAAGATGTACTCTATGGCGGTGCGGCAGGTGGTGGTAAAAGTTTTGCAATGTTAATAGACCCATTGCGTTATTGTCATTTTGCAGAACATAGGGCATTAATATTAAGAAGGTCTATGCCAGAACTACGAGAACTTATAGATAAGTCTCGTGAACTTTATCCAAAAGCATTTAAAGGTGCTAAGTTTAAAGAAGTAGAAAAGTTATGGCAGTTTCCAAGCGGTGCAAAGGTAGAGTTTGGATTTTTGGAAAGAGATGCTGATGTCTATAGATATCAAGGACAAGCATATAGTTGGATAGGTTTTGATGAGATTACTCACTTACCTACAGAATTTGGATGGAACTATTTAGCATCTAGATTAAGAACAACTAATCCAGAAATAAAAACTTATTTACGTTGTACAGCTAACCCCGGAGGCGTTGGAGCGCAATGGGTTAAAAAAAGATATGTAGAACCATCTAGTCCCAATACTCC